CATCGTCAGTTATTGAACCTAAGCTCAGTTCCTTTTGCAAGAAGGATTGTTGCAGTACCTTTTGCGCCCATAGTTCCGTTGCTGGGCGCATCTCTACGGGTTCAAATTTAACAACAACCCGAGAGGTACTTCCTGTCAAACGCAGAATAAAAGTAAATATCTGCTGCCATAACTCAGCAATAGGTTGGTTTAACGCTTCAGCATTTTTGGCAAACAGCAACGCTTCGACGCTTGCAGTATTAACGCCGCTCTCACCCCGACCTAGAGTTGTGGCCATCACGCGCAAACCTGCCTGATTTTGTGCGTTTAGGGTTTTGATAATCGGTTGAATATCTAAAGTCATGCCAGCCGATTTTGTATTTATCATATCGGCCTTAATGCTATCCGTATGAACAAAAGCTTGGTCAGCCCTAAGATTACTCACTGTATGAGTTAGTGAAGTAATGGTGTTGTTTATATACTGCGTAAGTTTTACAGAGTCACCTTTGATGTCCAGAGGGGCATTCTTAACAACAACATCTTCTAACACCTCAATATCCAAACGGGGGTAGCCAGTTATTAGCATAATGCGGTAGAGATCATTGATGATCCGTTGACGCGCAGCTATTGTGTTAATAGCTGAGACGAATGGTGAGTTAGAGTAAGCCTTGGTTGGGTCCTGTCTATAATAAGAAACGAATACAGAAACAACATCCAGCGAGATATTATTACCTCCGCCTGAAGGTATTTGCTCAGGGACCAGTCGTCCGTTTGTTTTCTCGAACCATTGTAAGCTGATTGGGTCGATTAGCCTGATAGCTTCAAAGATTCCTTCTTTACTGACAATGGCTTCCGCAACCAACATACCTCGCAGCAGTAGCATGTACCTCAGCTCCTCGGCCATTGCTCGGAGCGTAGGCTTATACTGAAAACCGACGGTGTTGTAGTCATAACGAGTCGTCAACGTGTCAAGAATGGCGTTTAAGACTTTTTGACCATTTCTATCAATTTTATCGTTTAAATCCTTCACGTACATAACTGGTTTGGTGTCGGCTGTTGTTAAGTAAGCATTCACAGCCGCAGAAGCATCAGGATCGTTCACCAGTAAGTTCTGCAACAATGTATTAGCATCATCAGCCGAACGAGTCGTAAAAATATCCGTCAAATGGTCACGATAAGTTGGGACTGTTAACACGTTCGCCGAGTTATTACTCTGGAAAGTAGGTGAATTACTCACCCCCTGTGGGTTTGGAGTCTTCTTAGGCAGAAGAATCTGACCCAGTTTACTGGTTAAGCTATTAGTCGCCATGAGGTTACGCCTCTTGTACAAAATTTGTTAATTAGGTGGGAGTATAGCAGAGCAGCGGCTCACTTAATAACCCCTAGACTGATGACCCCACAGATTCGCCCGACTCTGGCCGCCAAGGTTAATGGCACCATAAGCCAAAACTGTTCTCGCTTCCTCTATCTTGTGGCCCACAAACTCACCACGATAGAATTTCACCGAAGTCGATAAGTAGGCAAGGCTATGGAAGTAATGGTCATGGCCAGTTAGTTTACGCCAAACAGGAGTTTTCTCCCCCATTTTCTCCCGAACCATGTCACGCAGATGAGATTTGATAACCTCCTTCTGTTGGCCATAGTTGTGGAAGGTAATCAGGCCGTCGCGCACAAGGTTAGCCAAACTATCTAAATGGTTTGTTCTGTCCACCTGTAAGGTTTTGCGCGTCTCAATTTTATCAGCAATCTCAACAGTGCCAGTATAATGGACAGGGATAATGCGACCATTTGTTGCATCAAAGAGCTGTTTGGCCAGAGTTTGCTCAGGGAATAAGTCCACGCAGCCTTGTTTGAAGTGGTACTTCTCGTCCAAAGCTTTAACACGCGCCAGTAAGTCATCACCTAGAACAGGGATAAATTCGACAACATCCACACCTGACTTCAAACCCGCCGCGCTGCAACCGATAGTGATATGGCAAATAGAACCCACGTCGATTCCAATAAAGTAATCAATACCTTCGGGAACGTCCCCGACTCTGAAGCAGGGGTTTAACTCCGCCTCGGTTAAACGACTGGCTGACTCTTCAAAGGTTTCACCAAGGACGGTGTTATACCAGCCGCGAAGGAAGTCACGGTCACGGTACTTGATAAGCTCACTGATGATGTACGCTGGAGTCAATGTTGACACTGTAAAGGGACGAACACGGTAGCCTCTGGCAAGGTCACGATGAGGGAACTCAGCAACCCAGTCCCGTTTACCACCATGGAGGTCGAGGGCAGAGCCGCACTTTTCACAGGTGACGACGACGTTATTTAACTGTAACTCGTAGCGGTCGATCATGGGTGTATCAATATCCGTCAGCTTAATCTCTTCAGGTAAGCCATCGATATGGATAAAGTCTTTCGTAAACTTAGGTAACTGCCAGTGGTTACAACAATCACACTTTAAAAAGTATTCGCGCTGGTCTGTTGTCGAGTAACCTTGATGGATACCGAAGTTCTCAAAGGTGGGTGTACTGAATTGTTGCATGATACGGAAGCTGGATGCCTGCATACGCGAACCAAGCAAGCCGACCATTTGCTGATTTGATAGGTCAACTTCATCGACCATAACAAAATCCGCAGGTGTTGAGGTGGCACTGCCCTCAGTAGCTGGCACCACCATAAGGTAAGAGTCACCGATTTGTTGAATATCTACTGAGCGAATGGGTTTGCCGCCACTCAGGTTAAACACTCGGTCATTTTCGATAATGGGCATGATCCGAGTCTGAGAATTTTTCTTCATCATCGGTTCATTAGGGAAGGTCATCAGGACGGTGACCCCCCGATTACGGGCGCAGAAGGCAGCGGCTTTACGGATTTGAGTCTCCGTGAGGCCCACCTGCGAAATTTTTATAACGTGCAGGTTTGGGTGTAGGTCATCGACAATCGCTTTCTGGAACGGAAAACGCTTGAAGTTAAAGGGTGCCGACCGTAGAGTAGTATTCTTGCAAACCCAGTCAGAGTAACTCATATTGATTGAGTCTACCGAGAAGCGGGTGTTTATCTCATTTCGTAGGTCTAAGGCAAAAGGGTTCGACATACTTTTGTTACTCAAATGTAAAAGGTGTTGCATTAGCACCTATTAAAATTTATTCTCTCTAAACCCACAGAGGACACACAACATGGCCGCTAATCATTATTACCCTCCGCTTCAGGAAGGCTCACTCCGCGCACTGCTAGTTGTCAAGGCAGCTATCCAAACGGAAGGTGACGCTTACTTGGACAATGCCAACTATTCTGACGAGATAGTAACAAACTTACGACATCTTTTCACTGGCAGTAAACTTAAAGTAAAAAAAGAACGCCCTAAATCGGACACTCCACTGGATTTGGAAGCGGAAACGCGAGCACTTTACGACGAGTTAATGGAATTTACGATCGAAAATGAAGATGGCGGTTTAAGCACAGGGGAAACTCTGAACGCTATCAAGACACGGACGCAATTGCTTGAGAAGTTACTTGGCCAGCTTGAGCGGTCAAGCGAAGTTAAAAAATATGGTCAGTTCCGTGAATTTGTTATCCAACAAATGTCAGCGTACTTGACTGCCGATCAACGTAATGAGTTTATGAAAGCTTTGGATGGTTTGGTATGAAAAAGATAGTGCAAGAAGGCCCCTTTAAGGCCGACACGATACAAGGTAAACACTGGTTCGCTACAGGGGTAATCCCTAAGCCTAAGAAGGATTTTACACGCCGTTGGATGATTACCAAGGGTAGCTCCTGCGGTGCGACAGAGGTAGAAGCTCGTAAGTTTAGAGAGATGGTTGACGGGAGTTTGGTATGAAGAAAAAATTTAAGGTTTTAGTTCCTGTTGTCGGTTATGTGCTACATGAAGTGTTTGCGGAAAACGTAAACGAGGCTGCGGAGATAGGTTATGAAGAACGGTAACCCACTACCTACCTCACAGATTACTAAAGAATCTCTGGAGAAGTTCAAGGCTGCCCACTTAGGTGAACCGTTCCCTGATGATGTTATTCTCCTAAATAAAGCTACCTTCAAAGCTCTAAACGCTGAAACTGAAAATCGTCTAATCGTAAAACCACGAGCGGTAGGTAGAACCGAAGTGGGTGTACGGATAGAATTGAACGCTAAAATGAAAGCCTTGTTAGCCAACCTAAAATAAGAGTGCAGTAATGTCAAAAAATATATTCGTCACAAACGCCGCCCTCTACTGGGCGGTTAACATGCCCGTTATCCCGCTTCATTCGATGGAGAAAAAGCCGATTCCACTAGGGTGGCAAAAGCTCCACGATACGATGCCTGATGAGAAAACTCAGACTCAGTGGTTGAAGCAATACCCAAACGGTAACATCGGCTTGCCACTGGGTAAGCAATCCCGCGTTGTCGCGCTCGACATCGACACGACAGACGAAAGCTTGATTCGCATTATTGAGCAAACTCTCCCCAGCTCACCGTGGATTCGTTACGGCAAGAAGGGTAAAGTTCTCGCTTACCGCTATACAGGGCAGAAAACTTTCCGTATCAAGGCGACGACAGGAGAGACGATTTGCGAGCTGCTGTCTGAGAAGACTCAGGTTGTGCTACCTCCTAGCCTACACCCTGATACGAAACTACCTTACACGGCAAACTGCAATCTGTTCGAGGTTGTTGATAACCTGTTAACTTTGCCGAGTGATATTGAAGAAAAACTTCGTGCGGTGATTAGCGACTATGGCATACCTCTATCACGCTCAGGTCACTCAAAGCTAACTGAGTACATCAGTTCAGGCAGCCGTGATACAAACCTGACGGAAAAGGCTGGCCTGTTTGCTATGGCAGTAATGCGTGGGGAAAGAACGCTCTTAGAAGCACTCGGTATGCTTCAATCCTATGCGAATGAGTTTATCCAGAATGTTGTTGGCGACTCAATGGACATTGAGAAGCACAAGAAAAATTTAATCCGCTTCCTTACCCGCGATGTGGTGGAGAAGAAAAAAATCCTGCCTGAAGGCTGGGACACAGGGCTGACTGACGAGGACAAGCTTGCTCTTTGCCTAAACTTTGACCGTGATACGGAAGAGTGGAAGTGCCAAGACATTCTTACTTACCTGAAAGAAACATTTATCAAAGACGAGGGCTTGGGAACGTCTCTAAGCATGGAAGCGGCTGACAAAATCCTAAGAAAGCTTGCGTACTCTAAGAACTTAAACCGTATGGAGATTGAGCGAATCTTGACGTTGATTGTGAAAGAGAGCGGGTTAGGGGTAAAAATCGGTACGCTGAATCGCCAAATCAACGAGATTAAACGCGAAGACGGTATGGCTGGGGCAAACCACACAGAGATTGCCGAAGCTGTTTTGCGAGATATGGACGACCTTTTCGAGTTCGCTTTCGACCGAGGTCACTTTTGGAAGTTTAACGGCAGCCATTGGGAGGTTATCAAAGACGCATGGTTGATACGCCACATCAGTCAAAACTATGGGATGTACGAGGCGGCCAAGCGTAATGGTGATATGAAGGGAATTTTGTCCCTCATGCAAAGCCTGAGTCCACAGGACTTGAAAAAATCAAACCTCGAAGGTGTGAATTTCGTAAACGGTTTCCTGACTGACAAGCTGGAATTGCTGCCACATCAAGCCAGTTTTGGTATGACCTACACGCTGCCGTTCCGTTACACCGCACCTGAGAAACCGATCAGCTTACACCACCAAGCACCGCTCTTTTCTGATTTTCTGGAAACGTGCTGGGGTCAGGATATGGACTTCAGTGAGAAAGTTCATGCGTTACAAGAAGCCCTACTCGTCTCCCTGTTCGGCTGGGGCAGTGAGTATCAGCGGGTAATTTTACTACATGGTGTAGCAAAGTCCGGTAAGAGCCAGTTGCTCAACATTGCGAGTGCACTGGTTAGCGATGACGCAAGAAGCGCGGTGAACCCGAACTCTTGGAGTGAGCCGTACACACCTGCTCACATGGTCGGCAAGTTGCTTAACATTGCAGGCGAACTTTCAGAGGAACGCAAGATTGACGGTCAGCGGTTTAAGGACATTGTAGATGGCTCGGAAATCACCTGCCGTATGCCTTATGGTGAGCCGTATCGCGCTCGCATTACTGCGATGCACTGGTTTGGCAGTAACCACATTCCAAAGACAAAGGACACAAGTGAAGGCTTTACCCGCCGTTGGTTAATCCTGAACTTCAATAACCCTGTACCTGAGTCGAAAGTCGAAATCGACATTGCAGGCAAGATTATTTTGCAAGAGCGCGAAGTCATTGCAGCGTGGGCGATCCAAGCGATGCCGCGCCTTATTCAGCAGCAAGGTTACACGTTGCCGAAGACACATATGGCGGTAATGGAAGAGATGGCGTGTATTAACAACATCGTGAGAGCGTTTGCGAAGAACTCAAACGAACTCGCTTTCGAGCCAAATCTACAGTTGACGGAGAAGAAACTTTACGAACTATTCTGGGCGTGGGCTATGACACATGGCTCAGTACGGATGATGGACATTGGGGAATTTAGACAACGGATGCGCGAGTTAAGTGTCAGTATGGGGTTTGAGATTGAAACAAATCAGGATACGGGGGCTGCTGTGTATCATGGTGTTGGAATCAAAAAGACCAAAGGAGCCGCATAATGTTAGGTATTGAAGTTAACCTCCAAACAGGTTCGGTACGCTTAAACCTTGGACACTCAGCGATCCCATTGACTCCGAACTTCTCAGACGAGGGATTTGAACGGATTAGCCACAAGCACGTTAGCCTGTTTCAGGCAACGCAAGCACGGTTAAATCAGATCAGTGATACCTTGTGGCAAGAGTTCGACATCAAAGAGTACAAACGGGTTCGACCACTGTTGCCGATCCCCTACCTAACGGTGCTAGGGGATATACCCCCCGTTGTTATTCTCGACCATGATCCAGTGCTCTTCAATACTCGGGAGCCAAAAGCGTTGGGGTTTACCGACTTCAAAGGAGTGTTAGGCCGAACAAATCTACTCCCATTGATAGTGGATGCCAAGGTATTGCGCGGAGCTAACCGTGGTTTGAAAGACCTAGCTCGGCTACCGAGAGAGAGGCCGCTAATCATGGTGCTAAATGACGAAGACACGCTTCCGATTCATGGCCAGTACCTCAAAACACTGGTACGGCACCCTGAAATGACCTCATTACACGAGCTAAGTCTTTTGAAATTCTGGGCTTTGAAGTTTTATGAGGTGATAAATTTTGGGGAAAGGGAAGAACTGGACGAGCTGATACGGCTTGAAGGGCAAGCTTTTAAGCGAAAAACACGGGTAGAATAGGTCAAAAAGCGAGGGTTTTCTATGTGAAAACCCTCAAAATTAACTAAAAAACCAAGAAAAGGTCAGGAAATGTCAGCAGAAACCCCAGTTAACCCCATATATTTAAGTAGTTTTAGACCAAAAAAGGCTGAACCCAAACCCACTCCGACACCAGTCAATGCTTATGAGGTCGCTGCCATGACAAAGACCGAATATGTTAAGGCGTTGGCCGTAGCAACAGAGGCGTTGACAGCGGAACTGGTTAACTTAGCCACTACACCTGCTCGCTTAAAGATTATCTTAGAAAATACGCCGCATTCAGATATACGACATGCGATAGCACAGAAACTCGGTATTCATTTAATTGTTGACGGTCAAGATTACACGTTTGCGACACCTACGAAGAGAGGCGTTGCCCTTAAAAAGCACCTGCAAAACCTATGTATGTTATTCCCCAATAGGACGCAACTTTTACGCAACCCCGAGCTTACTCAATGTCTTTTTGAGCAAGTCTTTGTTTATCAGGTGAGCCATGACGTAAGACTGAGAGGGGTTCAAGGCGCGGGTGCGACACTCAAGTGGCTGATGAACCAAACACGGCGCAGTGGAAAGGAGGGGGAATTAGGTCAGAAGAGTTTTCCCACCTTAGATAATTACGAATTAGCTCCTGTCTATGTTCGAGCCATGATGGACGAGAGCTTAGACAAAAAGGGGCGCGACTTGGTTGTACCTAATGTAGCGATTGTTAAGGAGCAAGGGGAGTGCTTGATTGCTTGGGGGCTATCTGAGGCTATCCAACAAGGCGGTGGCAAGCTGAATACGCCTGAGTGGAAGTGGTATTT